TTTAAACATCCACCACTGAACCTTCGTGCCGGTCAGAGCCGTTTCGACCTGTCTTTTGAGACTGATACCCATCCCGTCGCAGTCCCAAACAAACCAATCCGCTCCGGCTTTCCTAGCCCCTTCGAGCGCCCAATCCATCCCCTCATTCGAGTCGCCAGTGACCTTCTCACCAACTTCCAGAACCACCGACCCCCTGCGGATCACTAAGCCCTTCGTATCGCCGCCTTCATCAGAAGGATCGTGGGCCGCAATGATCGCACCCTCCGGCCGGAATCCCAGCTTCTGGTGGGCGTCGATGGCGGCGTCGAACCACTCCACAGGGATAATGCAGTCCTCGACCTCGTCGTAGTATTCACCCAACCAAATGTGTCGATACAGCGCGGAGGACAGGGTTGCCTGATCGTGCGCCCGTTCTGATTCTAGGACTTGCGGAAAGAACGGGTTATCGTCGTAGTTCACCCACAGGACAAGATGCAGATCATCTTCGTAGTATTTGTCCCGCCGCAGCTCCTTCTCCCACGGTTTGATAAACCGCTGAGAGAAAACGTCCGAGCTATGTCTAGGGTTGCCGGTCATCCAGATTTCGGACTCCTCGGTTCTCAAGGTTGGGGTTAAAGCCTTTAACGATTCAAAGCTGATCGTTTGCGCTTCCTCAACCCAGAACCTTTGAAAGCCATGCATACTCTTGATGCCTTCAGGGTTTCTTGCCAGCCCCCGGAACTTAAAAGCGTCCTGGCCTTCGTGCTGAATCGAGGTTGACTGCGTTTTGAACCCGGAAAGGTTTAGCCTTTCAATCTCAGCCGACAAAAGACTTTGAACCGAGTCGTCCATCGTCACCTGGAACTCCCGAAAGCACCCAGTCTTGATGCCCTTCGTCTGAGCGTCCATCAAGCAGATATCACCGACCGTCTGGGATTTTCCAGACCCCCTACCACCTATGATGATTTTGAACCGCTTGGGCTTCTGAACCAACGGCAGAAGCCGCCGCGGTATGGTCATCTTAGGCATCGACTACCTTGATCGTCCATTCCTGCTTAATCGGCCCGCCTTCCGCGCCGGTTAGCTCTTGCTCGGTTTTGTCGCGGTATCCCGCGTTGTTTTTCAACCAGAAGATTGACCCAGTACAGGCAGACCCATGAAGGTTTTTCTCGACTGCAATCTCTACTCGCTGCTTTGCTCTTTTTACTATCGCAAAAAATTCGTCTCTTTCTTGATAGTTGCGGAGACTTTCCGTAGTCATTTCAAGATGATAGGCGAGACCAGAGATCAGCGGCGGGTTGTTGTCGTCGCATTGCGCAAAATAGCTATCGATCGCCTTCTGTAGTTCTTCAGGCGTTTTGAATTTCATCGGTCTACCGGCTGGCATTATTCGAGCTTCCCCCGCTTCTTCTTGGCCCGTCGTGCTACATCCAGAGCAATCGCAACAGCTTGCTTCTGGGGTTTGCCCGACTTCATCTCCGTCTTGATATTCTGGCTGACCGTCTTTTGGCTGTAGCCTTTCTTCAATGGCATAACATTTCCCTTTACTTTTCGCCCAATATGCTTTACGGTTCCTTTCCCAACACAATGGAGGTTATATGTTTATTGTACTTTTTTCAATCGCTTGGGTTTTCGCGGTACGCTGGCTTATCACTGAATTGAAGGATGACTACCTCCCGCCATACCTTTGACAAGCCGTTCACGACCGATTGCCTGATCGAAGTGCCCACATTCAAAACAGTACCAGCCTCTGCGGTAGGGTTTGCAAGGTTGCATCATGCCATCTTCGTCAATACTGGCGGCGATAATTTCTTCGGCATCTGCTTTGCATTTTGGGCACGATTTTAAGTTCATAGAAACCCTACCACAGTTACGTTCGGCACCCCATCGAGGTTTGCCTGCTGAATTCGCTCATGCTCGGCTTTATAGTGTTTCGTGATTTCCTTTAAACACTTCTTGAGACCGTGCTTCGTGTTCTCGGACTTCTCGCGGATGATCTGAGCAACGTCGGCTCCGAGGAACTCCTCGAACCACTGGGCTTTTTCATAAGGTCGAGAGTCGATGAACGAATGACAACCGTAGCAGAGGGCCGCCACGTTCAACGGATCGAAGCGGGTAGCCCACTTGCCCCTCGTCATGAAATGAGCGCAGTGAAGCCCCTGTGAGCCGGGATCATGCTGCGCGCCGCAGCGTTGACACTTCCACTTTGCCGCCTCTCGGACGCACCTTGAAAACCAACTGTCTGCTGCTAGTCGCTTGATGAACATTCAAACCTCGTCGGCCATGGTGGGGGAGTGATTCCTAATCTCTGGGAAAGTGCCTGCCCTACAATCTGGCAGACCTCGCTGGGTTCTACGGTATTCATTTCCTCCGTCGAGGTCTTGCCGGTCAGGGATTCCAGAACCGGCTTGTAAAAGGTCTCCTTTACCGAGTGCTTCGACCACCTTGAAGAAATCCCTGCCTTCGCGTATTTCCTAAACCAAACCGTTTGATCGAAACCAGCGGCGTTCAGTTCATCCGCGAGCAACTCTAACCAGCGGTGCAGGGAGTTCCTCTGCGTTGGCGTTTTGCCCTTCTCAGCCGACCACGAAAGCTCAATAGTCTTCCCGGCCTCGATATCGGCCCTCATCTTCGCCATTTCGATGGCGAGCTGGGCGAGCGTTTTTAATTCCATGTTTTCTGCGCTCGAAATAGTTTACCAAATGGGTTTTTACCTGATCCCTGAACATCGGGTCGATCAGGTCTAAAGCCTTCCTCCGCTCCTCAAGGGACAACTGGCAGATTTCCGCTGCCAGCTTCCACGGTCTTTTCGGATGGCTGTACACGAATGCTCCTACTCTGCCATGCGGTCATTACGGGGTTGAGTTGTCGCCTGAACTCAATGTCCTGCCGGTTTTGCTGAGTCATAAACAAACCCGTGTCGGGGTCTCTTTGCGCCCTTTTACCCGGCAGGATCGCCCCGGCAACGCTCAAATGGTAATGAACCTGCTGTCTCGAGATGCCTAGTTGTTCTGCGATCTCAGCCTGGCAGAACTCAGGATACAACGCACGAATCTGGGCAATCTCTTTTTTGGTGACCTTTTTCATCAGAAAGGAATCTCGTCGCTCGGAAAGTCATCTTTGGTAACGACCGGCTGTTTACGGGTCGGTTTTACCTCAACTTGCTTTGACAGCTCTGGTGCCTTCCATTCTTGGATACTCACAGAAAGGAACTCCCCCTTCTTGCCGGTCTTCCACCAGCCTGAGATGGAATACTTCTGGCCGTCGATGTTGAAGTCGCCACGCATGTCGGGGTGGCTGTCCTTTTGCTTCTGGTTGTTGTTGAAAATGGCACCGCTGTTTGGTCTTTGTTCAAACATTTCAAGCTCCCATGTAATAAGTTCTGATTTTCACGCCTTTCGGGGTCTTCGTCCAACCCTTGTGGATAACGTGACCCTGCCTTTCAAGCTCACCGATCCTAGTGGATAACTTCATCGTCCCTGCCAACCGTAACGCCTTTAATCCGGTGAGCGTCTCGCCCTTCTTCAACAGATCGAGTATGGTTTTTTTCTGATCCATGCGGCCTCCTAAAAGCCAGTTGATGGTAAACAAGCAATAATGAATAAACCAATTACAATACAAGCTAATACGAATTCAAGCGCTGATTTCATACTTTGCCCTCAGTCAAAATTCCCCATGCTGTTGCAGCCACGATTGGAACCTGTCCGTTGCCAATGGCTTTAAGTCTGTCCACCCTAGCGGCCACCCCATCAGCCACTCGACCCACAGGGGATTCAATGCCCCAGATATGTCCGACACGCTCTGCGAAAGCATGATCTGTTTCCCCTTCTCTTGCCTCCGCTGGATCGCTCCCGAACCAAGATTGCCTCTGTCCCTGTTGTCTGATGCTTGTGGCGTCGGCCATTGCTTGCGCCCAACCATCGCCTCTAGATTCGGGAACCTGTCCTGATCCCACGCTGACTCCGGCGTTATTGTTGCTGCCATTGCACTGCAACTGCGTGGAGTGGGCCACAAGCCAGAACCTGTCCCGTTGATGGGGCGCTCCGCAGTCGGATGCTGAAACAATACACCACTGACAGTCATACCCCATTTCGGCAAGGTCACTGATGACCACGGCAAGTCCTCGTCCCACAAGCATTGGTGAGTTTTCCACGAATGCGAATCGAGGTCGTACCTCACCGATAATTCGTGCCATGTGCTTCCACATACTGGATCGGCTTCCTTCAATCCCTGCTCCTTTTCCTGCGGAGCTAATGTCCTGGCAAGGAAATCCTCCCGATACCACATCAACAATTCCTCGCCACGGTCTGCCGTCAAAGGTTTGAACGTCATCCCAAATCGGGAAAGGCGGGAGAATGCCGTCATTCTGTCGGACTGCAAGTACACTTGCTGGATAGGGTTCCCACTCGACTGCGCAGACGGTTCGCCATCCGAGCAAGTGTCCACCAAGGATTCCGCCGCCTGCGCCTGCGAAGAGCGCGAGTTCTCGTAAGCCTTCATCAACGCATCTGATATTAGCCACGGCATGGCTTCCCCGCTCCGTTCAACTTCGCCTTCTCAATCCCCGCCTTCCGCTGTTCTGCGGTCAATGCAAGGGACAAAAGTTGATACGCCTTGCGCGTTTTTGTCCCTTGCGAAACTTCGTGCCATAGCCAACCGTAGGCTTCGATGATTTCAGGTTTCATTCCGCCCTCGCTCTGATTGCTGCGGCGCAGTCTCCCGCATGCGTGAGTCCTCGTATGCCAGCACATCGTCCAATCTG